AGATTTGAATAAAAATAAACAAACAAACACATGAAACAGACAGCAGTAGATTGGATGTTTGACCAGCTATGGGAAACACCAAAGGATAAGTTAGATTGGTTCAAGATTTTAATGGAAGCCAAAGCGATACATGAGCAACAGATAAAAGAGGCTTACCTAGCAGGAGACTGTCAGAATCAAACGGCTGGTCAATACTACAACGAAACTTACGAATGAAACAGACAGCAATACAACAGGCCATTGCGATGGTGAGAAGTAGAATGGAGTCAATGAATGACACTCTAATGGGTAAACATACCGCTCATCATCTTCAACAAGTTGAGAGAGAATTATACGAGTTGCTTGACACAGAGAAGGAGCAGATAATGATGGCTTACAATGATGGATATGTAAATGCAATAGTTAAAAGAAGTAAAAACATAATTGATTACTACGAAGAAACCTACGGAGACAAATGAAACAGACAGCAGTAGAATGGTTGATTGAGAAAATTGCAGAAAATTATCCTTTAATACCAAAGGCTTATCGAGAAGAATGCAATATAGCCAAAGAGATGGAGAAGAATAAACACGAAAAGTTCAACAAGTTACTAAATGATGAAAAAGAATTTGGACTATGTGATTTAAAAACAATAGAAAGAATACAATGGTATTACAACACTTATTTTAACGAATTTTTTAACACCAAAGAGAAATGACAAAAGAATTTATCTCTTATGAACAAGCATTAGAACTTAAAGATTTAGGTTTTGATGAACCTTGTCTTGCATTTTATAATGGAAAATTTTTGGAATCAACAGATTATGATTTTGATAATGGTACTTCAAAAGACATTGGATTGTGTATCGTTGCACCACTATACCAACAAGCATTTAGATGGTTACATGAACAACTTGACATGAAAGGTGTAATGCCAACTACTGATCTTGAGTATCGATCACAAATGTTAAATAACTTGATAAAAATGTTGTCATCTAAAAAGAAAAAAATATGCCTGACATAACAATGTGCCCAGGGACAAATTGTCCCCAGAAAGAAAATTGCTACAGATTTACAGCAAAGCCTAGCGAATATATGCAATCATACTTTATGGAAGCCCCAATTAAGGATGGTAAATGTGATTATTATTGGGGAGAGAATGCAGAGAGAATCTGGAATCAACTTAAAGATATTGTAAAAGGAAAAGAATAATTGTCCAGTTTTAATGACTGGACATTTTTATTTTAGCACTATGGAAATCTATTTAGGAAAACAAGCGAAGAGTCTATTCTATGGTAGAGATGTTCCTATTAATTCAATAGGAGTGTTTCAAACTATAGGAGGAGATTGGTTGTATTGGTTCAATGATGATTGGACGTATGATACAGGGTGTGCTGACACAGAAGTGGAAGCAATGGAAACAGCAAAAAGAAATTTTAAAGCACGTAAAAAATTAAACGATGAAGAAACTATTTAAAGCAAACAACGAAATCAAAAGACCAGGAGATTTAGCACCAAGAGGTGTAAAAAGCACAATTAAAGGAACCTATGGCTTCAATGAAGTATTTGAACACATATTCACTGAATCAAGAAAACCAGATCCATCATGGAAAAAGAACTAAACACCTACAAGCATTGGGCAGATGTATATCTAGACAAGGACAATGCAAACAAATTCTTTGCTAATATGGCAAATCAAGAAGTATTAATAGATCCTTCAACTGTGAATGTGTTTGAGAATGAATTTCTTTATTCTGCATTTGTTTGGGAGAAATCAAATGAAGGTCATAATTATTGGATGGATATTCAAGATAAACTAGACAAAGACAATGGCTGGGTCGTTATTTGATATGAGACATCTCATGTGGTTAGAGGCTAACTTCAAAGTTAGCTTCTACCAACCTGAGGATCTATTGGCTGGTATGTGGTTTATGAATAGTCTATACCCAGGAACAGACAGAGAGTTTGTTGAGCTGTGGTTGCTTGAAGAAGACATCATTGAAGAAGAGTATGACAATTTTGTAGCAAAGAATGGATTCCCTGTTGAACCAATGGTTACACTAGAGATGGGTAATCCTGATGAAGCTGATTTAATTGTGGCATATCCGCCAGAAATAGGATGGATTCATCAAGATGATGACTCAATTAGAGAGTTTGATATTGATGATGCTAATTGGATTATTCAAAACAATGGTGGTGTAGTTCATGTACTGATTGATGAACAAGCTTATGATCAAGATGGTACAATCTACACCATTACAGAGGACCAAGAAGTGATCATGAAATATAGATTTACAGATGATCTATATGATGATGACCAAGATTGGGATGAATACTTGGAAGAATAACTAAAATTATGTATTTTACTAACGAAAAAACTTAAAACCAATAGCAGTTGATGAATGTCTTAATCTATGACATAGAAACTCTGAAAGAAATGTTTCTCGTGGGGATTTATATTCCTCACGAGAATACATATCATGAGTTTGAGGTGAGCAAGAGCAAATACGATCTTGATAGGTTTGTAGAGTTCTCAGAGAGGTATAAAGACTTCTATTGGGTGGGCTACAACAATCTAAGATTTGACTGCCAAGTTGTTGAATGGATCTTGAGAAAGTGCCATGACTGGGGAGAAAAATCTAATCTAGATGTAGCAGGTATGATTGCTCAGAAAGCGCAGGATGTTATTCATGATGCTAATTATGATGTGTTTGCTGAATATCGTGAAGAAGAGCTCACACTCAAGCAGATTGACTTGTTCAAGATACATCACTTTGACAATAAGAACAGACGTGTTAGTCTAAAGAGACTAGAGTTTGAAATGGATCTTGAGAACATTGAAGAAATGCCAATCCATCACACAAAGGTTGGGATGACTCTAGATGATAGAAGGCTCACACGTCAGTATTGTAAGAACGATGTTATGGCCACTTATGAATTCTACAAAGTGACCATAGGTGAAACAGATCATCCTTTGTACAAGGGTAATGATCAAATACAGCTGAGACTAGATATAGAAAAAGAGTTTGATATTCCATGCATAAACTATTCAGACAGTAAGATTGGTGATGAGATCATTAAGAAATACTATTGTGAAGAGAAGAGAATGGATGTTAAGACACTTCCTAGAAAAGGTCACTTTAGAAAATACATCTTCATTAGTCAATGTATTGCTCCGTATGTACAGTTCAAGACTGTTCAGCTTACAGAGTTTCTTAAGAAGATTAAGAAGATGCGTCTAGAGCTTACAGATGATTTCAAGGAACATATACACTTCTATGACAATGTGTATTCGTTCATGAAGGGTGGGCTACACACAGAAAACAAACCAGAGGTGTTTGAAGAGGATGATGAACATCTCATTATTGACTGGGACGTTTCTAGTTACTATCCTGCCATCATCATCAACAACAAGCAGTATCCATATCATTTAGGAAAAGAGTTTCTTACAGGCTATAAAAAGATGTATGAGAAGCGTCTTGAACTAAAGCCTTTTGCAAAGAAGGACAAGAAGATTAGAGGTATTGTTGGTGCGTTGAAGCTTGCTGTAAACTCTGTGTATGGTAAATCTAGTGACATGAACAGTTGGATATATGATAGACAACTCACTATGTTTACAACTATCACAGGAGAATTGTCCTTGATGATGCTCATTGAAGCGTATGAAACCAAAGATATACGTGTCATATCAGCAAACACTGATGGTGTTACAATCCACATCCACAAAAGCAAACTAGCTGAGATGGATAAGATTAATACCTGGTGGTGTAAGATTACAGGATATGAGCTTGAAAGAGCTGATTACAAGAAGATTATATTCTCAACAGTTAATGACTACCTAGCAATCAAAACAGATGGAGAAATTAAGAAGAAAGGGGATTTTCTTACGGATTTTGAACTTCATAAGAACAAATCCGCCAGAATTGTCCCTCTTGCTCTTGAGCGTTACTTTGTTGATGATGTTCCTATTTCTGAGAGTATTATTCTTCATAAAAATCCTTTTGATTTTTGCATAAGACAGAAATCAACAAGTGATTTTCATTATGAGGGATATAGAAAAGGCATGGGACCATCCATCTACAATAAGCTTATTCGTTACTATGTAACAAGTGGTGGTGATGGTGAAAAACTGTTGAAAATCAAGAACCAAGACTCACAGTCAACTGCACCAAACAGTTCACAGGTGGAAGCTGGTGATTGGTTGTGCAAGGTGGTGAACTATCTTCCTGCAAGTACAGATGTCAAATCAATGAATATTAATTATCAGTATTACATCGATAAAGCTGAAAGTCTTGTGTTGAAGATTGTTACAAAAGGTAAGAAGCGAAAAGTAGAAAGAATCCCTAACCAAATTTCTTTATTTTAATTATGGAAGAGAAATCTTATACACAAATAGAAACATTACCTCCTGTTAATTTTATTCCTGTACATCGAAGATCAATGAAAATTCCAATAGTAAGAGGTAGTAGATATTTTGATCTGTCTGGTGTAGTGCATGTAGTGATATATTCCAAGCCAGATGTGATTAAGTTAATGCCACTCAAAGACAATGCTATCATCGATGTTTGGGATGTTGATGAGTTCAAGAATCAAGTGAGACTTTTAAAATTCACACATGTTCCACATCCTCCAATAAATAGAGCTAATGTTTCAGAACATCTTCTGGAATATCAGTTCAACGTTATTGGTAAGACAATGGCTAAAACAGTGACAGAAACAGAATGGAAGAAGGAATGGAAACTAACCAAGAAGCAAAAAGAAATGTTCAAGAGCTATGCTCTTGGAATATTAAAAAAAGTTTTTAGATTCAACGGTGCAAAGGCTCGTGAAACATACGAGTTCTTTGATAAAAACTTTGGACTTCTAACACTTTGAGTCATGGCTAGTTTTCTTCTGCTCTATTTTTTGTTTAGCATTGCATTATTTATTGCACTAGTAGAATTTATAATTAAACACGATAGAAAACGATGAACACGAACGAAGATTACGAACACGAACACGTTAGAGAAGCTGCCATCATACGATTGCAGATGAGAGAAGAAGTGGAACAAGCAAACCACGAGTATGAGAAAAGAAAACCTGCAAAAATCATCCTAACTACAGAGAAGAAGAACAATGAAGTTCAATGTGACACCCTCCCATTTTGAACAACTTCTCAAACAATCCTATAGTCTAGATCATATTTTCTTATTGAAGCTTGTAGAGGCCAATGTTGACATACAACCATTAACAGATGGAAGTATGAAGATAGCTGGCCTCTATCAGTCTTTGATCAGGAAAGGTCTTGTCTCTGATGTAACACAAGAAGTTACACAGCTAGGAAGAGAGTTGTTAACATTTGCTGATTCAGAAGTGAAACAGCCTATGAAAAAACTGAAGCAAAAATCATCAGACTTTGAAAACTGGTGGAATGCATTCCCATCTACAGATAACTTTGAGCACAAGGGAAAGAAGTTTCCTGGATCGAGAGCTTTGAAGAGAGCTAGAGAGGATTGCAGAATTAAATTCAATAAGATTCTTGCTGAAGGAGAATATGTTGCACAAGACATCGTTGATGCTACTAATCTAGATGTATATCTAAAGAAGGAAGCTTCTTTACGAAGTGGTGATAATAAGCTCAGTTTCTTGCAGAATAGTCTAACCTATCTTGCACAAAGAAGTTTTGAGCCGTTTATAGAGATGATTAAAACAGGAGTGGAAGTACCTAACGCACAAACAAAAAGATCAATTGATATATGACTGCTAAATTTAAAAATGCATCATGTTTTCTCATGTTCTCAGCTATGTCTGAGATAATGCTTGACATGTATGAACATGTAAAGCCACTAAGTCAATATGACCCAGCATTACACACAAAGCTTGTTAACTTAAAAGTGAACTTCGAACGCTCTAGTAAGAAAGCATTTCTAATGTTCCCTGAAGAAGAACAATTAAGCTTTATGAAGATGATCACTGTGTTTGAAACTTTAATTGAATCATCTAATGATGAGAAAAAGTTTTTTCAGTTGATGGGACTCATAGAAGCTTGGCAAAGTGGCACTCTTACAGTGGTTAATACAAAAGAGGAATTAGTCAAAGTGGCTGATGATGTTAAGGATAATAAAATAGATATTCTATGAGTTTTGAAGCTCTCAAACGAGAAGTTGACAATGGTATAAATGGTAGGAATAATGGTATTCCTATGGGGTTTCATCGTCTTAATAGATACATAGGTATTCGTAAGAGAATGTACTTTGTAACAGGTGGTTTGACAGGCTCAGGTAAGACCAGCTTTGTTGATGATGCGTTTGTTTTGAATCCTTATGACTGGTACATCAGTCAGAAAGACCCAAAATTCAAACTTCGTATCATATATCGTTCAATGGAGCGTAGTAGAACATACAAACTTGCTAAGTGGATATGTAGAAAGATCTTTCTGGATCATGGCTACATCATTCCTGTGAGTAAGTTGTTGGGCTGGACTGAGAAGATGACAAAGGATGAACATGATGTCTTTCT